AGTGATAACAGATACAATCCTGTCACCATCTTTTTGCTCAGCATAACCAACCAGGTTTGCTTCTTTGGCTGCAAGTTCTGATAACCCACCAGATGCACTGATCTGTGTGATAAATGTGTTTGTTGTGCCAGCATCAAGCACTGAAACTGAAACATCTGTAACCAAGCCTGTAAAGATTGTTGTATCAACACCTGTGAAATTATCTAATGTAACTTGTATTGTGTCAAAAATTTCAACATCTGTGTATGGCAGGTTTAAGAAATCAATTGTGGCAAATCCTGCTGATGATTGTTGTTGTACATCATCACGACCCATGCTAATTTGCACACCCTCAAGTGTGTAATTCGTGACGGCTGTGCCGTTGATTTTAACTGTGGCGTTTGGTGACCAAGGCACGATTATCTACCTGGAATCATTGGTTTAACAAACTTATTGACAGTGCCAGCCTTTGCAGCGTTGTTGATTGATTTGACAACTGTTTTGGCTTGTGACTTAGAATTGGTTGCACCAAATGTGTTGAACTGGTTTATGACTTGACCTGGTTGTCCACTGACTGCACTGCCTACTGCTCTGATTGGTGCAAATGATGCGTCAAGTATTGCACCACCAATAAATGATTCTTTGAATCTTTCGTATGCAGATATTGCTGATTCAATCTTTTCTGTGATAGTTGTCAAAGCGTTAATAATTTTAATCAATGCGCTTTCACCAGTAGTAGGATCAATGTTAATCAATTTTGTTATTGCATCACCTAATAATCTGATTTGTTCACCGAGTAAATAGGCTTGACCCTCAGTCGTTTCCATATCATAGCCAAATGTCACTGCACCAGTACCAGCATCATAAAAGGCTTTTGTTAATCCTTGTTTACCACTTCTAGTCAATCCATTAACTAAGCCCTCAAGTGCTGGAATTAGATTGTCTGTTGTAAACTTTGCAAGTTTTTCCATAAATGGTAGTAAAGCAAATCCAATTTGTTCTTTGGCTTCATCAACTGCAATTTGAACTCTGGACATTCTTCCTGCAAATGTTTCGGCTGCTGCTGCTGCTTGACCTGCAAATGTATTTGACAATGCAATGACTGCTGCATCAAAATCTTTAGTCTTAACAATGTTTTCATCAAGTGGTACACCGATACGCTTTAATGCACCTAAATTGCCGTCATAGGCTTTACCAAGGGCTTCGGTGACTGTTGCTAAATCTTTACCTGTACCGGCTGCAATATCAAGTGCAAGTTGTTGAAGTTTTTGTGCTTTAGTGACATCTTGAGTTGATCTGACCAAACGATCCAGTGATGGTCTTAACTGATCATCAGCAACACCGGTTGCTCTGGCAGTTGCATCAATATAATCTTCAGTTGCTGCAATCTGTTGATCTGTTGCTTTAGTTGTATTGCGTAAAGTTTGAGCCAGGCTAACCTGGGCTTTTTCATCTTCAATGGCAGCCTTAACTGCACTAACACCAATTGCAAATGCTGCTGTGCCAACTGCTGTTGCAAGTCCCAAAAATGCTTTTGCTGCTGTTGCAACAATTTTGTCTACTTTGGCAGTGAATGATTGTGTATCAGTTGATGCCTTATTTAATCCTGATGAGAATTGAGCAGTATCAGCCAATAATGATAATTTTAGTGTCCTGATGTCAGCCATTAAACTCTACCTCTCCATTCTTCTCTAATCTTATCAACACCATCAACCCATTTTTGTTTGATTCGTGGTTGCATATATTTAAGTGTTGGAAATATGAAATATCCTTGATTGCCTTTTGTTCCAGGGTCTTTTGGTCTGCGTTTTGGGAATTGTTTGTATTTTCTTGATCCAAATTCTGCACCAAATAAAATTGCTCCTGCTGGCGCACCTGAAGATGTTACTGCTTTTGAACCACCAATTGAAATACTTGGTACGCGATCACGATTAACTTTGATTGTAGATGCGATTGCAGTTGCTTGCCTAGGATTTCCTCCAAGGGCTTCTGCGTTTGCTGCTGCACCTTGAATTGCTGTTGCAATTTCTTGCGATAACTCACCGGCAACTTTTCTTAAATCCTCTGATGCAATCTTGTCCATTTTCTTAAAAGTCCTAAGAATGTCAAGAATGTCAGAATCTTTAATTTCAATTTTAACAATCTGTTTAGGTTCTTTAGGTTTAGTTGCCATGATATTTACTCACCACATCTGCAATTGTTGATACCTGCTCTGCCGAAAGCGTCTTGAACTCTGACAATGGTTGGCGCGAAACAATTGCCAGTTCTATCAAAGTCCGTTCTATGCTTCCGGCTGTGTAAAATTTGTTGTTGCAAAATCCTTTGAATTGATGTGAACAACTTGTGATCGCCAATCTTCAAACTTACCAACTGGCTTGTCACTGATTCGTTTTTGCATTTGGTATGCAAGCCAAAATTGTTGTTCCAGGCTTGGAGGTAATTCTTTTTTGAAAGACTCAATAAAAGATGTTTTAGTCTCTTTTTCAGCCTGAGCAATTTCCCATGGAATAGTCCATTCTTCGTAGGACTTTCCATTTGCAAGTGTCCATTCTATTTGTATCTTAAACATTAGGTGACCCCTGTTCGATAGTTACGCTATTGATACTGATCGGATTGGCATTGTAACTGAAACAGTTAATGCATCCGGTGCTGCGCCACCAAAATCTGGTCGCTTTGGAATGACAGTCAAAGTCATAGTTTTGCTATTGATTTGAATTGTCATTGCTTGTGTTGTGGTTGGGCTTGTGTCTGCATCTGTCCAAAGAGCATCACAAAATCCACCTGAAACACCCCAGTCTTGCAAGATTTCAAGGGTTACTGTTCCAACTTCTTTGTCAATCAAATAATCTACTAATCCATTCAAAGTTTGAACAGTTCCGTTTGGATCATCTAATGTGACTGTTGCACTTGTGATTTGGTCATCATAGTTCACAGTTTTGTATGTCAAGGCAATACTTCTGCCGGTGATTACTGATGTTGGCATTTTTGTTTATCCTTTCTTATGGATTGTATATTGTAGTGATTGACACTTCAACCGAATAAACATCATTGCTATTCGCTTGCCGTATCCTTGGGCTGGAAACTGAAAGTATCTGCCAAGATTGTGGAATCAATGGCAGGACTGTGCCAACCATTGTTTCAAGTTGTACTAATGCACCAGGATTTGTGTTTGGTGCTGCAACTAATTCTAATACATATCTGACACGCCAAGCCTTATTGTTTCCAAGTGTTACTGGTTCAAGCCATGGATCAGATGACAAAATCATGATGCTTGGTGTTGTGACAATTTCTGCACCAAAATCAACAACTGAATAAACACTGTTTGATGTGATTGCTGTTTTAAGGTTTGCGCGTAGTGTTGCTAATGTCATCCTATTAACGCCTCAACATCAATATATGCGCCAAGCATTCCAATAATTCTGTTTTGGATTGTACGGCCTAAGATGTAAGGTTGTGGCACAAAATCAAGTCCCTGTTGAACTGATCCTGCTGATGTGCGTGCTTTGAACACATCCAATGAGACTGTTAGCACTGCTGATTCAACTGGTGCAACATCATCATATTGTGATAAATCATTTGCTGATGCAAGTCCGTTTGGAATTACATTGTACCAATCATGAATTGTTACTGCTGAAGTTGTAATTGTAAAAGTAAAATCATCAACAATTTCTAATACTGTTTTGCTGCCATTAACATGGGCTTGAATGCCAGTTATGACAACTGTTTGGCCTTTGTGAAATTTGTGTGGTTTGGTTGTGTGCAAAGTTGTGATGGTTGATGTTTCGTGTTTGTGTTTGTCAATTGGTGCGTTCCATTTAACTAATAAATTGCCAACAACTGATTCGGCTGTGTCAATGATTTCTGTTAATACGGCATCACTGTAAAGGGTTGATGAAACACCATTGAGTGCAGATCGTAATTCTGCTGGTGTGATGATTGATGCCATGTCTTACCTTTCGTGTGGTGTTACCTGGCAGGACAGGGGTCTAACCTGCCAGGCAACTCTTGTTCTCTGATTAGGAGACAGTGATGTTTCTGAATGCTGTTGGATACTTCGCACAAGTTGCGATATATCCGTAAATGCCGATTTCGATTTCTCCAGTTGAAACATGATTTGTTCTCAATTGGAATGCGCTTGATCGGTACATTGTTGCTGCATCAGATGGATAAACAACGCCACTAATACCAGTTCCGGTGTCAATGTTTGGATCAACAACTAAGCCCAATCCTGCGATTGTTCCGTTTGTTGAACCAGCAGTCATAAGTCCTGCTGCATTTTGTGTTGGTCCTGCTGCTGCAAATAGTGGTCTTTGTGCACCATCTACTGCTGCAAGCAATGATGCAAAGTTGCCGGTGTCTGCAAGGAATCTATTTGGAGTCTTGCGAACAACTGCATAAGAATCTGCAATACCATCAGCAATTGCGCCGTATAATGTTGCACCACTTGAACTTCCTGGTGCTGCTAGTGCAACTGAAAATGCATAAGCATCTGCTTTTTGAGCCCATGATGCTGCAAGTTCACGCAATAGCACATCTAGGTATGCAGGGTCGCTTCTGTCAAGAAGTTCAACTGATACTTTGTTTGCGCCAGCAATTTTGATAACATCAATTTCTTTTGAAGTAATTGTTGTATCTGTTGAATCAAATTCAACTGCTTCTGCTGTGATTCCGGCTGTCGCTTGAGTTCCAAGCACTGGACGATAAAATTTCATCCCAGAAACTGGAAGTGTTCCTTGTTCCAAAGAATCAGCAAACGGCATAGAATCATCAATGATTCCAATTAGATCGCGTAGGTAACTTGGAGGAACAACACCAATGTTTTCGGTTGTTGTTGCTTGTTCAATTGCTGCAACTAAGTCGCGAGCATCTGAATTGCCTTGTAATGCATTGAATTGTGCTTTTGCATATTCGCCAGCAGTAACATTTGTGTTCACGCGTGGTTTTGCATAAGCAACTGGTGCTGATACTGCTTTAGAGGCTTCAACTGCAACTTCTGGCGCAGTTTCGACCACTGGAGTTACTTCTTCAGGATTTCCCATTGAAGTGACCTCACTTTCGGTTTGGTTTGTTTGTTCATCACTTGCGCTGATTGCAGTGACTTCTGTTTCGTCTGCCTTTTGAGCAGCGACATCTGTAATTTGTGCTTCAGCAAATGCAGGAGTATCAACAACTGATACTTCCAAGATTGATGCTGATGTCACATAAATTTCATCTTCTTTGTTTTCGTATTGGTCAATTGATGCACCGATTGACAATCCGGATTTTAATCCATCTTGTGCAAGTGCCAAAATATCGTCACCTGCTGATGTGCGTGCAACTTTGAATTTGCCAATAATTCCAACTGGTGTGATTTCGTGACTTATCATTCTGCCACGCACTTTGTTCATGTCATGATCT